AAAGCATACAACATTACAAATAAATCCGGTATATATTGTATTGAAAGTCTCTCAACTCAAAGAGTTTACATAGGCTCATCGAAAAATATAACCAATAGAATTTATTGTCATATTTGGCATTTGATAAATGGAGAACATCATAGCGCTCATTTGCAAAACGCCTTTAGGAAATATGGTGAAAGTGACTTTATAGTATTTGTATTGGAGTATTGTGATATAAGCGATCTATTGCACAGAGAGCAAGCTTATTTCGATACATTTCTATACGCACAGCAATATATTTCCAGTAACGGAAAAGACGATAGGTTTTTAAAAGTTGGCTATAACATGACTCCTACGGCTGGTCGTCACGAAGGATTTAAGCATAGTGAAGAAACGGTAATGAAGCTCATAGCTAATTCTATTTCATTATGGAACGATCCAGAATACGTACTTAAACAGTTGAGCACTAGAACTCATGAGTGGTATATGGAAACTGCAAAGAAAGCGGTTGCCGCAAAATTAGCTGATCCGACATATTTGCCTAGATTAAAGGAGGCAAATGATAAAAGTGAAAAGAGGCAAAGTTTGAAAAAATGTATACTAATATACGATAGAATCACAGGTGAATTTTTACAAGAATTTAAGGGAATAAAAGAATGCGGTAGATATTTAGATATATCTCATTCTCAAATAAATAAAGTTTTACATGGTAGAGTAAAATACACAAATGATTTAGTTTTCAAATATAAACAATCTGACAATTATCCACTATACATTGAACCAGTAGCGCAATATGACAATGAAGATATGAGGAAAGTTGCTATGCGAAATGTTCATAAGAAAAACTCAAAGCCTATATTATGCTATAATTTAAGTGGAGTTTTATTGAAGGAATATGAAAGTGCATCAGTAGCCGCAAAAGAACTTAAATTAGGTTCGTCAAATATTAGAGACGTTATTTATGGCATATGTTCTCAGATAGGCGGCTACGTCTTTAAATATAAAGACCCATCTGTTCGTAAGTTTTACAAAAATAAATTAAAAAAATAATGCAAGAATTACATCAACAACCGATACACTTTTCCTTTGATGAATTGGAAATATTAGGTGTTTTTGAAGATATTGTTCACATAAAAGGTGAAATATTTATTCAAAAAGAAGAAGATGATTTTTTTGACTTTGAGCCAGCAATTCTATTGTTTTCTAAAAACCTATTTCATGGAGCTTTGGATGTTTGGTTGAAAGATAAGCAAAATTATTGTGAAAGATGGAGTGAGTATTGTGGAGTTGGTGGTAAAATAATGTCCAGTGACTATGAAAAAGTTGAAGATATTGATTTATTAATTGATTTTGAAGACGATGAGGATGGTGATCCGATTAAGCCAATTTATAAATTAGTGCCAGCTTTCATCATCAACTCAATAGATCAATGTACTGATATGGAACACGGCTAATTTTTTTTATCGTTTTGCAAAATGCAAAATATTAACTATCTTTACCACTCTAAAACAAAAAGCAAATGTCAAAAACAGTAACAGTCCTTCACTCTGGTAAATTTACTAAGGGGGAATATGCAGGTAGAAAAGTAATCATGCCTTTAATCGGTACAGTACAATTCAATGATGACGGAACATTGGATGTAGAAGATTCGCTAGTTGATGAATTCATTTCAGCAACTAAAGACTCATTCGATTTCAGCGATGGAATAAAAGCAGAGCCTAAGAAGAAGAAAAAAGATGAGCCTGAAGAAGATGATGATGAGGATGACAGTGGACTAGAAGAATTAAAGCAGCAACTAGCTGACGCTACTACTCAGGAACTACTTGAGCTAGTTAAAGAAACGGACATTAAGCCAGAGAAAGCTGCATCGTGGACCGATGCTAGATTGCGCAAAGAGCTTCTAAAGGTACTCAAATAGTACCTTTGCTTTTTTAGTATATTTACCAGTATAATATACCAAGTCATGAGTGAAGTAATCGGCATAGATAGCTACAAGGGTTCTAATATTGAAAAAGCATTCTCTCCTACTATTGGAGAAGTATTAAAGCAAAAACTAGATTATAATCTTGAGAAAGGCTTGATTGATAAGCCGTTGTATGAAAAGGCAGTTGTTCAATTGGAACAAGTTATCGAGAAGGCTGGTAAGGGTGAAGGTAGTAAGGGTGGACATATTATAGGTCACACTAAATCCGGCAAACCGATTTATAAGAATAAAGCTTCTCATGAGTATAAAAATTTTTCAATCGAAGATCATAAAGATGCTCAACGAACTCATGAAGAACAATATGTTGAACATCGTGATAAAAGAGGTCATGTAAACAATCAAATGCATTATGATTATCATAATGCTATGTCTAAGCATCACGACGAATTAGCTGGAGATCACATGAGTACTCATCAGCGTGCAACTAAGGAAGCACATGAAAAATCATTAAGTGATGCTGATAAAAAAATTATAGCAGATCAGAAGAAGAAGCAACAAAAATATCATCTCGATATGGCTGAGCATCATGCAGCTCAAATTCGTTCATTAGAAGAGTTGAAGAAAAAACACAATCATCCTGATATTGATCAAGAAATTAGAATGCATTCTCATAGAAAAGATGAGCACAGCATTGCTAATAGACAATTATCGAGTGAAATATATTCATCGTAATTCATGCCATCACTTACTCTATCAATAGTCTATGGGAAAAACACAGGCTTAGTTTTTAATTCAACTGAGTTAAAGAATCTGTATTTCACAGGTATAGATTTAAAAGATCAATTTGGGAATCCTATTCCAGAAGAAACAATAAATTTCTTCATAGAGGCAGCTCAAAAAGAAGTTCAAGATTTACTTACCATTAAGCTTAATAGAACTTGCTATACTGAGACCAGAGACTTCGTTAACGATGATTATATGAGTTGGGGATATGTTCCTACAACTTATCCAGTAGTTGAACCAGTGAGCCTACAAGGCTTCATGAATACAACATTGCAGATCAATTATCCAGCTCAATGGCTTACTGCAAAGCGTCAAGTTCCAGATGAAGATTTGTATCATAGAAGTATGAACTTAGTTCCAATCAATGGGCCTAGTGCAAGCTATGGTGCCGGAACATTTGTCGGCATACTTCCACTACTAGGATACTTTGGAAATAAACAAATACCGAATTATTGGGCTGTCAAATATTTAACTGGATTCAATAAAGTTCCTACTGATATTTTAAACTACATCGGTAGACTTACTGCAACTAGTATATTAACTAACTTACAAGATATTTATCTTGGAGTTGGAGTGGCATCTAAATCAATTGGAATAGATGGACTTTCTCAGAGCTTATCGACTACAGCGAGTGCGATGTATGGTTTATTCTCCGCTAGATTCAATCAATATAAAAATGACATGGAAAGACAATTACCTCTTCTGAAGGCGAGGTATTGCGGCATTGCTTTCGGTGTCATGTAATAGATGAGACTTTCTAGTAAAACCATAATAAACCAAACCCTTAGTGGTCCAACTACTAATTCTGATTTTGATAAGCCAGAGTTTGAGGGAGCAATAAGATATAAAGGATATGATGCAATATTCGAGAAAGCATACTTGTGTCCATGTAAGTCTCAAGATTCTCCAGATCATTTAAGCACTTGTCAGAATTGTGGTGGAGTGGGTTGGATATTTTGCAATCCAACTAAAACTAAATTTATTATTACTGGTATAGCGGCAGATAGTAAATTAAGAGAAGCTGCTTTAAGAGAATGGGGATTGATTGATGGAGGAGTTGTTAATGTAACTGCATTAAATGAAAACAAATTATCCTACATGGATAGAATTCGTTTACTAGATGCAACGGCAGAGCATAATCAAATTTTATATCCAAAAGAAACTGATGACGAGACTCAATTTTTTGCCTATACGCATTATGACATAGTTTCAATTGATAACATTACTTTATTTGTGAATGAAGAAACTCAATTACAAAGATTGAGTCCTAATACTGATTACTCCTTTAGAGATAATGTGATAACGTTCACAGTGGCATCTGGAGTAACTGTTAACTCTCACGTAGGAATTAGATACGTACACAATCCAGTATTCCACATAATAGATGTCGTTAGGGAGTCAATGACATCGCCTAAAACAACTGGCCCGGTTAATCAACAAAAGCAAATAATGCCGATTAAGGCAATTGCAAAACGAGCACATTTGATAAAAGATGTAGAAAATTTTGATGGAGATAGATTGTTAGATAATAGTTGGCTACCACAATGCCCAACAGAAGATATTACAGCATTCCAGAGACAACTTAGGTACATGGATGTTCAGGTTATTTATGATACTTTAACACAAGTGCAAAAAGATGCCTTGGAAGTGTTGTTAGATAGTGACGATAGTGTATAGATGATTACAATAGAAATTGATACTCGTTCAATTAGTGAACAATTTTTCATGGATCAAGATGAAATAAATGATCTAATGGATTATACTGTCAAAGAAATAACGGGAAGATTTGCTCAAGAATGGGAGAATGAAGTTAACAGAACATTGAAGTCATCTCGTCAAGAATACATCGCTAATATAAATGTAGTAGACGAAGGGTTCGCAAAAGGAGCTGTTATATTAACTGGTTGGTTGCCTAATGCTATAGAGCAGGGTAAAGATGGTTGGGATATGAAAGATCAGTTCTTAAACGGCCCAAATGCTAAGACTGGTAAGGATGGAAGTAAATATAACACTATACCATTTACATTTGGAACTCCGGGAGCATTGGAGGAAAATTTCACAGGAGGAGTATTGCCTCAAGAAATTTACGACATTGCTAGAAAACAACCGTTGAATCAAGGAATAAGAAAAGATCAACTTCCACAACAATTTCAAGAACCTCAAAAGAAAAGTATAAAATTACCAGAAGCAAAATCCTTTAAAGAATATCAACATAAGCATAGTATCTATGAAGGAGTAAGTAAGAGAAAAGATAAGGGTACTGGTCAAAATACTTATGGAAGTTTCAGAAGAGTGAGTGAGAATAGTGATCCTGATAGCTGGATTCACCCCGGCTTTGAAGCTGCACATATCTCAGATAGAGTACTGGCAGATTTTGATGTACCTCAAGAAGTAGGAAGAATAATAAGAGCATATTTAAAATAGAAAAATGGCATTGAACAACATCCCATTAGTAATACCAGACATCATTTTGGTAGATACATTAAATCTTGCACTCAATGCAATACGAACAGACTATGCAAATAAGTTGATAGAAGGTAGGGTAGATGAGAGTTTACTATATTTACTATTGAACGGCAACAGTATTGGTAATTACAACTTGCTGGAAAATGCAATTAAGATTTTCATAACGACTCCACAGAATCCAAAGCACTTTGATGTTAAGGGTAGCTTTGATCACAATTCACCATCAGCCCCTCAAGTATATGTGACACTTCCTTCTGAAAATAGTAAGGATGATGAGTTAAGTATTGGAGAAGGTGCTAACGATGAATTGATATATCCAAGAGACAGTGAAGCAGATCAATACAGAAAGCAATATATGAGAAGATGGATAGCTACTTACAATGTGGTTATCGTGTGTGATAATAAAAATGAAATGGCAGTAATTTATAACGTGTTCAAGTCTTTAATCATTGCTTGTATAGAGCATTTCTCATTTGAGGGATTAAATAACATGAAAATTGGGGGGCAGGATTTGCGAATGAGAGATAATATCCCAGATAAAACTTTTCATCGTGCAATCACAATTTCATTTGAGTATGAGCAAGTTGCCCCTAGTTTATTTATTAAGAGTATTTTTAGAACAATTAGATTATACTGGAAGCCAGAGGGTGCGGTAACTGCACAAGGACCAATAGAAATATCTACCATAGATGATTTATCGGAAAGCAGTTCAGCTAGTATTTAATTGTAAAATTGTAAGGCATTTTTGAGTATATTTAATTGAATAGTACTTTAAATAGCGTTTCTTAATGGCTACATCGATATTTTTTGAGGGTAAGCAATATCTAATTCCCGGTCCATATTCAACAATAAAGTCAGGAATCAAGAATCCGGCCTTAGCCTTGAATTATGGAAATGTCCTAGTAATTGACACTGGAACAGGAAAGTTTTTCGGTGGAGGTTCCGGAGTCAATGGAACTTTGAAACAAGGTAGAGATTCAATTTATACATTCGATAACACTAGAGACTTTCGTACATTTGTAAGAGGTGGTTTGTGGTGGCTGTTAGGTGGTCCAATTTTTACTCCGGGAGGAGGGGCAACCGCTGGAGCATCAAGTTTATCTTATGTTAGAGCAGCGACAACAGTTCCAGCAGAATTAACACTTCTATTCGGAGCAACCGATGATTCAGATTCAGATTTAGATACAACTAATGATGGTCAAGTTACTCTTCAAGTAAAAGATGAAGGATATGTGGGGAATGCAGTATTTGGAGATGAGACTAGAGCACAAGCAACTATTACGGTTACTAATGCTGGTGTTGCTGGAAATGAAATTTCACTAACTGTAGACGCAGAATCAGCCGGAACTTATATAGTTCAAACTGGTGACTCGATTCAAAATGTAGTAACTGGCTTTGCTGCTGCAATAACTGCTAGTGGATTCTGTTCAGTTATTTCAACCAGTGCAACTCAAATAGTTATCTACGCCCCTAGAGGATATGCAGATGATTTAAATGGTCTTTCACCTGTAATAGGTGGAACTGGTTCTGTAGCTGGAACAACTTCAACTTTTTCGGGTGGAGTTGAGGGAACCAAATTGACTAGAGGTTATGGTGCAAAAGTAATCGTAGGAGTAATTGATACTGATAAATTTATAGTTCAATTTTTCAGAGGAACATTTAAGGGGACAGATGAAGCAATTTCTTCTGGAACTCCATTTGACAATATTGCCGAACTATCTACTAAGCCAGAGTTGATTGCACAGTCTCCAGAGATCAGTACTGTTCAAGAATTAGTAACTTGGTTACAAGATACTACTGGTAAGGGATATGTTGTAAATCAATATTTCTCCTTACTAAATTACACGGTTGCAGCTACAGATGAAATACTTCCTCAAGATATAACTGATTTTTGTGTAAAAGCAATAGGAGGAACTGAAAGCTCATCTATAACTGATCTAAATAATGTGTTAGACTCGCTTGAAGGTAATTATGATTTTATACTAGCAGATAATTGGGAAGGTAACGCTAGATCGTCATATAATTTAGCAATATTTGACTGGATAGTAAATACAGCTAAGATTAAGCCTGATTTATATATCGCTGGATACGATACTGTAGGAGGATTCAACACTTCTGTTGGATTAGCGCAAGCTTACGATAGCATGCATGTAACAATCGTTCATGGTGGTCCAAAGAAAATAGATATAGGTGGAAGATCGTTTAAGGATTACGATGCAATTTATAAGGCAGCAGTGATACTTGGAAGAGAAGCTGGATTGCCACCACAAGTACCTTTGACATTTAAGGGAATAGGAATTGAAGGCGAACAGCATTCATTGAAGGATAAGGAAGTTAATACTGGCTTAGAGGCTGGTGTTTTGATGAGTAGATTGGACAATGGTTCATTTGAAATTATCAAAGGCGTAAATACTCTTCAAAACAATTCATATCTAGTTAATCCAGATGGAACGACTCACAGTAAGCAATTAGCTAGAGTTATTCGTCAGATCAACAAAGAAATAATTGTTAATGCTAAACAGCAATTATTGAAGAAACCAAACGGAGTAAATAGAAATACTTTATCTCCAGAGGATGTTAAGTCATGGACAGAAGCATATCTTCAAAGTAAGTGCGCAAATCAGACGCAAGATAATTTAATCTTGTCATTCCAGAATGTAGACGTGACAGTTAGTGGTGATGCATATAACATTACTTATGCATTTGTACCGAACTTCGAGGTATCATTCTTAGTGTGGACTGGAACAATTATTGATCCTCAATAAAAAATAAGATAATATAATGGGAGTTTTTCACGGAGCAATAGCAATAATTAGAAAAGACGGATCGCCAATTGGCAAGATGCGTAATATACGTTGGACTGAAAATATAGGTAGAGCAGATGTTAGGGGATTGGGAACAATTCTAACTTCTGAAGTTCCAGCAGTATCTTGGGGTGGAACTGGAAGTTGTGATTTCTACGAGGTAGATTTTACTACAACAGGCGTTCCCGGAGTGATTCGCAGAGATGTGCAGACCAATCAGCAATTCGAAGATCAACTAGTATTAGATACTACTGGTGTTACAATTGACATCTTTAAGAAAGTTGAAGATTTATTAGACCCAAATACTGGACTTAAAACAGCAAAGGCAATTCCATACGCAACATTGACGCAAGTATTTTTAGAATCAGATGGAGCAGATGTTACAGAAGGCGCTCTTGCTGGACATAACCAGAGCTTCAGGTACTTAGGTCCAGTGCTTCGTAGAAGCTAGGATCATTTTTATTTCTCATTAGTTATTAGTATTTTTAAGGCTACAATGTTCAATTGTAGCCTTTTTAATTTAAAAAAATAAGATAAATGGAATCAACGCAAAAGCAAATGCCTTCCGACAAGATTAAAGTCAAGATAGGCCCAAATGAGTACACCATAGACTTTCCTAACAATGCTCAATTAATCGACATAGAAGCCTCTAGGATAAGAATGACGGGTGGTACAGTGAAAGACATGATACAAGGTAATACGGCAGCTATGAGTGCGTATATAACCGTAGAGGCCATCGCTACATTTGAAATATTGGTTCCTAAGCTAAAGACTGATTTGAATTGTAAGTCGTTGTTGAATTTAAATCCACAACAATCTCAAAGTTTCTTGAAAGCATATGAGAAGTACTATGAGTGGATGGATCAATGGAGAGTGTTCTTAAATCAAGACATTGAAGAAAAGAAAAGTTAAATGACTATTCGAGAAGCGGTTGTAAAATGGAACAATGCTTGGAGATATGATCATTGGTGGAGACAGAAGCACAATGTAGCCTACAATAGTAGGTTGCATAGAGAAATGAATCAAATAGATATTTGCTTCGAATATTTTGAGAATCATATGTCCAGTGAAGCTATTGATCAATATCAACAAGATAAAAGTAAGGAAGAGAAATTTAAGGAAGGTAAATGGATTGAAGAAAATAAGGGAACTGAAAAAGCTTCAAAAGAAGATTTTGATAAGATTGATATAAGTAATTTTTAATGCAAGAAACAAAAATACCATTTAGCGCTCAAGATAATGGAATCTCTTCATTCATGAAGAGATTGCAAGCTGACACTAAATCATTATATGGTGAAATTGCTAAGGAAGCTCAAAAGCAAACCAATAGTAGTAAGGAGCAATTAAAAATTATTGAAGCTCAAATAAAGGCTCTTAAAGAACAAAATAAATTAGAGCAGGAACAAAATAGAATCATTTTAGATCGCAAAAGGTCTTCTGGAATAATCAATGACAAACAATTCTCTCAAGGATTCGGTCAAATAAGAGAAGATGCGAGCGTAAATAAACATCAAGTATCTTTATTGAATCAGATGCTTGAGGAAATGAAGAAAAACACTCCAGATGACAAGCCAATAAAGCCAGCAGATGCTAAATCTGTATTTGGAGCTATATTGGGAGCTGGTATTCTTAGAGATTTATTTGGTTTGGTTAAACAATCTATTGGTGCTAGTAGTGAATTTGATTTAATAACTCCATCAGCATCAATAGCTGGATCGTTGATTGGGACTGGCTTTGGTTCATTAGCAGAAGCTGCTACATTAGGGCAAATCGAATATGCTACGATAGGGGCGCAAACTGGTAAGGATATTGGTGGGTTTATGGGCGCTGGTTATACTAGGCACCTAAAGGAGAGAGAGAGATATTTATCAACATCTTATAGAATATCTGGTCTAACTGGACAATCATCTCAAGCTGGATCACTATCACAATTTGGAATAGATATGGCATCCGCTGCCCAATTGGAAGAGCATTTAGTAATGGCTAGAAGAAGTGCTGTAACGGGCAGAGATGTAAAAGATGTAGCTGCGTTATCTAAGGCATATACAGTTGACACTGGAAGTGTGGCTGAATATTTGGGAACATCAAGGATGGGAACCAATGCTAATGTTAGGCAAATTGTGGGAGCATTGGCTGAAGGTATAAATAGATCTCAATTAGGTGATTTTATTAAAAGTACCACATCATTAGTAACAATGATGGGGCAAACTTCCATGAACCCTAGTTTAATAGGAGCTAGGCAGATGGTTTTAGAGCATAATAGATTAGGTGGCGCTTTTGGAATTGCTGATCCACGTTCACTTGGATTAATATCTAGCATTCAATCTGACATAACAAATCCATCTAGTCCATTTGCGCAAGCGATGAGTTATTCTATTCTTAGACAAATGAATCCAGATAAAGGAATAGTTGACTTAATGATTGAGCAAAAGAAGGGTGGAGCATCGCTTGAGAGTGGTAATATTGAAAGAATTAAATCTATGTTTGGCAATGAAGATATGCAAACATTAGCCTTAATGAATATAATGCCATCGTTACAAGGCAATCCAGCAGTAGCTAGATCATTGCTAAGAGGAAGTGAAAATGTTTCAGCAGGTGGTAGAGAAATTTTGGCAAATGATGTTAATATGACTGAATTATATGGAAGAGCTACATCTTTAACTACAACAATTTCTCAAGGACAAGCTGCTGTCACAGATGCATTTGTCACCAGTATGACAGAAGGTATTTCGGTATTGGCAGTTAGGTTTACTAATTTAATGACTAAGGCTATAGATGATGCTGTAGCTAAAAGATTAGGTGGATGGGGTTCTACTAATGGCAAGTCTGCTAATAAAAATGGACAGCCAGAAATGAATTGGTAAATGATAACTGATATTAATATATATAATGTTGATCGGAGTACCACTGTATCTCAATGGTTATCTCAATGGCAGTTAACTAAAGATTTTACGGCAGATATTTTTCTTAATTTGAAGTGGAATAAGTTTGAAGAAGCTGAAGTTACCAATAGACAAAGAATAAGAGCTAATTACACAAAAGAAGAGTTAGAAAGCACCAATGATTCAGCTAATACTATTATTAAATCTGGAACACAAGTCGCATTACCAAATTTTGCAATAAAGAGAGATCAAAGAACTACTCCTCCAATATTTGATCTTAGTGATTTTAAGCCATTCGTATCTCAAAAATTAAAGCAATTACTAGACGATCCAAAATACTACAGTGAGATAAGAGATAACGATGGAACACTTTCTGGACGCACTGACAATAACGACATCAGCGTTTATGCTTGGATAAGAGGAGTAGAATATCCCGGAAGCACAAATCAGGAAGGTACTTGGTATAATATTTCTGCTTTTGTGGAAAGTTTACAAACCAATGTATCTAAAAGTTCAGGTTCATTTGCTATGTCACTAAGTCCAGCGATATGTAGATTTGACGATCAGGCTGGATGGCATTTGGAAAATGTAGTCGGTTATAATTACGGATCGGTTAGAGACGATAGTTTATCTACCACAGTAATTTCTAAGTATAAAAATAAGAGCGACAATTTCGTAAGCAGAGAGACTACATTTTTCAATACAGTGATGCAAGAGAACGATCTAATATATATTAGATTCGAGAGGCTTGCTATGGAAGATGAAAGTAAACTAGCTAGTGCTGTATTCGGAGAACAAGACATTCAAGGTAAGGTTTACGATATGATTGGTCTAGTTGATAGCGTAGATCAATCGACCAGCAGTCAAAGCATGACTACTACGGTGCAGGGCAGAGATTTAATGAAGTTGTGGATTGAGGACGGATCGTACTTTTATCCAGAGCAGTTTGCACAGAATATCTTCACAGATGAAAATAGCGTACTTGCTAAAAGGATTAAGATTGAAAAAGAAGCTAATTTATTGATTGGGGCATCTTATAGCTTCAAGCCAATTTCAATAATTTTAAAATACATTTTCAATAAGTTCTCTAATATAGGGATGGTTCCTAATAGTGTATTCAGAGGATATGGAGATAAGTTATATAAGAAGAAATATGAATTGAAATCCTCTTCTTTAGGAATACAATTTACTCAACCAATTGAGCAAATCAATCAGCAATTTTTAAAAGAAGATAGACAAGGGTGTTGGCAAATTTGTAATCTTGTTTTCGATCCAAGTGCAGGAGAGAGAGTATTAGCAGACAATACAATAGCTACTGATAACGGTAGTATCATCAATAGTATTAGAAAGATTTGCCAAGAGCCATTTATAGAATATTATGGAGACACTTACGGAGATCAATATAACTTCATAGTTCGAAAACCTCCTATAGATAAGAAAGGTTATACCGGAATGGTATACGATGACGTAGTTTCAGAACAAGTACTCAATTTAGGTATAGGGCAAAACGATAGAATAAGAAGAGATCAAATTGATAAGAAGATAACTACAAGAGCCAATAATGGAAGGCCAACTTCACTTAGTAATCTAGTGATAGATATAGATGAAGCGGAAGTGATGCAGGATAATTTAACTTATCACAAGGAAGCTTATTCTTGGTATAGAGTTGTCCCCAAGGGACTTGGTATAAATTATAACACTACTGGATCATTTAAATTTGCTCCAGTTGTAGCACTAGATGAGTACGCTAAAATGTTTGGTAATAAAATGTACACCATTGAGTGCAATTATTCTCCAAATGAGTTTTTGGATGATTCGTTTAAAACAGTGTCTGAGAACTATGCACAAGATCAAGCATTCTTTGATCTTAAATTTATTATAGAAGGACACGCTTACTTACCATTCACCAGACAAGGTAGTATTAAGATTATAGGCAATCGTACCATAAAGAGAGGTATGTTTATTTACTATAAACCTACGGATGAAGTTTTTCACGTTGATAGTGTTACTAATTTAAGAACGTTAAATGAAAGAAGTACTACGTTGATGGTTAGTAGGGGCATGAAGGAAAAATACATAAAAGGAGTTGATGTAAGATTTCCAAGTGGAGTGCAGAGAGTGAGTTACTTCAATATCGTTAAACCATATGTGTTTTACAAAAATCCAGATAGAACAGATTCACAATTAGAGTCTGGTTTCAATTTAGATATATTTAATTTCTTCATTCAAAGAAGACAGTGGGCAGATGAGTAACGGGATAGGTAAAACTGGTATGTATCAATGGAGAGATAGTGTTTCGCTTTGGAACATCTATCTTCCAGTAGACATTGATAGAGATAAGTATATACGAGATTGCTATCTTAGTGGAACCGTTACGTTGATTAATGTAGAGGGAGAGATAGTGAATAAAGTTAAAGTTGGAAGGCTAACTATACAGTGCATAGATTTTCCAGACAATACTGACAGCTTAGGTTCAGAGGTTATTTGTCTCACAGCTCCATATAGTGGCCAACTATATGTCAGCGATGTGTTTGGAACTTCAAAGCAATACGACTATCAAAGTGAAAATCAATATAGGTTTTATAAGAAAGAAGGTAGAGGAGTAGCTGGATTAGTGATAGATGGTAAGGGCAATGTTTTACTATCAGTGGATGGAGACGGTGAAGATGGAGTGTTAACTATAAATGTTACAAATCAAGAGAGAACTGGAAAGCTAAATATAAACGTAAATGGAGATGTGTCGATCATCAATGACGGTAATACTTTAGTGAAATCCAGTACGCAAGTATTGATCGATAGTCCTAAGATTTTATTAAATGAAAGCGAAGAGCCAGTGTTACTAGGACAAAAGGTGGTCGATTTTCTTTCTGAGTGGCTAGATATATTAGGAACAGATAGTGCCGGACCTTATCCGCTTTTGAATGCATCTAAGTATATACAATTTAAAAATAAATTAGATGAATTGAAAAGTGAACTTACATTTGTGAAATAGAATGATATTTATTAAATTTACGGAATTAAATAAATAGAGATATGAAAGATAAAGGCGAATGGATTGGCAAATTTACAGATGACGAGTTATTTTTATTAAAAACTACTATTATTGATTGTCTACCAGACAGTATTGTGATTACAGATGAGTTAAAATACAATAGATTATGGCTAAATAAAATAATTGAAAAATATTTCAATATCCAAGAATTAAATAACAATCATTATAAAGCATTTGCATATGATTTTATTAATAACGAAGAAGATTTACCTATGGGGCTAAATGGGTTTGCCATATTACTTGGCTATTGCAAAGAATCTATTATAAATTATGAATTAATCGTGTAATGGCATTAAATCAAGCAGCAATAGAGCAACAAATAGGTCAATTGATTGATTCTACAACTGATATAGCTTTAGAGCAAGCTAAGTTAGAGTTCAAGAGGCAATTGGCTCAAATCATCGTTACAGCGATTCAATCAGCCACTGTGAATGCGGGAATCCCCGTAACGACAAGCGGAGGAGCTGGAGTGACAACTGGTCCCGGCTCATTAAGTTAGTAATTAGTATTTTTACAAAGTGAGTAGAGAATCAGTAGAATTAGATTACAGGAATAAAGTAGGTCAAATAGGAAGAGCTGCATTGCATGCACTATTCCCAAATGACATCGAATACTATTTCCTAGCAATTGAGCTTGTTGATTCAAATGGAAATTCCGTTGATTATTTTGCATGGCCGATATTGCCAGATGAGATCAGACAAACAGATCAAGAGATTACTCGTGTAGGAAAGACTATAGGGGGAGTGAGTGTATTAAAGAATACTACCTTTGTGCCTAAAATGATTTCTATGAGAGGAGATTTTGGTAGAAGATTTAAAATTATACTTGGGGGCAATCCTTTGGAATTTGGAGGATTCAGATTATCTCAGCAAAGCGGTAAGTTTTCAATAACACCTCCAAACTTCTTGCAGAATCCAATACCTCAATTCAGTTCATTCGCTAAGAATGGTTATGGATGCATAAAGGTTTTGCAAAGTATAAAAGATAAGTCTAAGCAATTGGATGAAAACGGTAAGCCATTTAGCGTATATCTATATAATCCGATTTTAGGCAACAACTATCAAGTAGAGTTTACAAATTTCACACATATGCAGGATAAGAATAACTACAACATGATTCCGGCTTACAGTATGCAATTAACAGCAGTAGCTCCATTGGATAGTGTATTGTCAAGGGTAGCGAATTTGACATCCACTGTAAAGAATCTTGCAATAAGTAATTTACAAAAGGGAGCGAATAGAGTGGCATCTAATTTAAGGGCCACATTAGGATAGGATAATGACAGAGAAGATAACAAACAGTGCAATTGATAGATTTAAAGAAGTGACTCTTTATGATGAGTTTTTTCAATAGATATATTTCATTTACCGATACGCACTATCCTTCCATTACCAATTATTATTCTAACGTCTCAGATATTTCTCCAACCATTGCGTTCAATGAACTTGCTTGGTTGAATAAAGAGTACAAGAAAATAATAGATGTAATAATTTTAAACTCATCTTCACTAGACAATTATGAGTTTTGGGCTTTGGTTGAATACGTTGAAGACATAGGTTCAGCACTAGAGACTGCAAGTAGAGCTAGTAAGTGGATGAGGTCAGCGGTAACTAGTGAAGGATATAAACAACAAATCGTTACTGAATTCATGACCTCTCAAGGTCAATCTCTTGAAGATGTAGAGAGAATAAGTTTGAAGTCCAATGACCCAAGAGAAAGTTGGGTTAAGACCGCTTTAGAAAATCAGTTAGCAGAAGATGATTATACGTTAGAGGGTGGATATTTAATTAATGTAATATTCAAGAACAATGCATCTTTATCTATCGATGGAATTATTGATAATATAGATACAGCAGACAAAACATATGGACTAGACATTGATCAAAATATAGCTTTTAAGGATGACGATTTAGTTGTGTTGAATTACAAGGACACAATGTTTCAGAGCGCTGATATTCTAGTTAAATTAGGAAGAGGAGATGATCCAGCATATCCAGACAGAGGAGTTGACATTAAGAGTATAGTAGGCTCAAATATAGCGGCAATTTCTTACCCTAGTATTTTTAGACAGTTAGCAGGCAATTTTGCCACAGATGATTCGTTTAAGGCATTTACTATAAAAGATATTAAGAGAGTTCAAGACGCAGTTCATATAGAATTTCAGGTTCAAACCAAGGCAGGTGACGTTTTCACCGACTATATTCAGGTCTAGTGTTTTTAGTATATTTAACACATGGCTCAGAATATTATTCGCCTAACAACTGAAAACGAGTTAGAGCAAATCCATACAGAAACTTTCATTAATACAACTGATAGGGTTACTAAGGTAACCGATCATTCAGTTGTTCGTGGATTAATTAGAGGAAATGTAAAAACAGCTAAAAAAGCGTTAAAGGATATTGCATTAGCGACATCTCATTTATTTCCAGACACAGCTTTCGATTCTACGCTAGATACTGTAGCCGATAATCATGGAGTAGCACCTAGATTAGGTGCATCGCAATCATCAACCTACGTTAGACTAATAGGGGAAACAGGAACATCTTACGCGCAAGGTGTGCATACGGTTTCAGACAATAAGGGAAATACTTTTGATTTAGAAGATGATATTACTATAGATGAAAAAGGATTCGCCTATGTAAAAGTTCGCTCTCAACAATCAGGAGCGTCTACTAACGTAGACCCTTATAGTTTAATAAACATGAGTCCAGAGCCATCTGGTCACATAGCATCGTTGAATGAATATGCTGCCACTGGAGGTAGAGATATTGAGGCTGACGATACATTCAGACAGAGAATAAAAGAAGGGCCAGATGTTCTTTCAAAAGGAACACTCTCATATTTAACTCAGGTTTTTATTAGCATTAATTCAAACGTATTAAGAACGATATATGAGGGCGTTCATAGCAATGGTAAAGTAAAGATAGGAATACTTACGGTAAACGGGATTGATTTAACTGATCAGGAATTAGAGACATTGTTAGAGCAAGCTGGTTCTTATTTTAGTCTAACAGAATTGGCCCCAATAGGAACTCAAAGTTATGGAGTATTATTGAAAAATGTTGAATATTATTATATAGATATTGATATGAGAATTGACATGTTTGATTTTGGTCAATTTGACAATACAATAAAAGAAATACAACAGAAATTTAGCAAGAAGGTCGACTTTAGATTTTGGGACAGTTCTTTGCAAAAAATAGAGTGGGATGATTTGCTTTCTCTAACTAAGAATACAGCCAATGTTAAATACGTTCCAGATACTCACTTTAATCCCGGAGTAGATATAACCATTCCTAGAAATCAATTCCCAAGATTTAGGGGATTTGTTGCTAGAGATTTACAAGGTAATGTCCTACTTGGTCAAAGTGGAGTGGACCCAATCTACTACGCTAATGAAGTAGATGTTAATTTCACTGAGACAGTTATTTAATGGCTACTCCTTATTTTGATAAATCAGTTTTTTATAAATACTTCAATGCTGACGACCCTACTGTTCTAGCATGGTCTGAGAATGTATTGGATAAACTTATTGAAAATGGATTAGCAAATTTTTTACTAAGAGAAACTAAGGAAGGTGAGGATACTGATATAGCAGAATTATATAGACCAGTAGCAGTATTTTTTTCATATCTAGTTGGATTAGCTAGAGCATTTGAAACATTTAATGACGATGCTTTTTTAGCGAATCAATACTTATTAAATAAAGGACAATATACTTCTGAAAATGAATCACTAGATCAACTTTTATACTTAATTGAAAATCAATTTAGGATAAGGGCACAAAGAGGTACTTTGAAAATGATTGAGAAGGCAGCTACCTCTGCCACAGTACCCCCTCACGGAGAAGTGTTGAGATTACTTGGCCATACGATGTTTACTTTCTTTAAGTTAGGAGTAGGTAGACCAGAGAAGAATAGTTGGAATGTAAATAATTCAGGACCGCTGAGTAGAACGAATACTGGCAGATATGATTTAAATATTGGATATGAATATACAGAAGATATTGAGAGTAAGGACGTCTATCCACTGTTAAATGAAAATTTCGTATTTTTAACTAAATACAGAGGGAAGGATTGCTTAGAAATTGAGTCAGTTCCATTTGGTGAAGTTGGTGGAATAGGAGATGAAGATATAACTAAAGAGATAATCGTTGACCCAAGGTTTAATTATGAGATTACTTTTTACGTAGCTCAAGATATAACACTGGAAAACATAACCTTTGGAGTAAAAGCGTACAATGAAAATGGAGATATACTTTCACTTCAAAATGTAGCAGATGGAAGTGATTCGAATTATTTCTTTCAAACTAGAAGATTAAATCAAGCTGGCAAATTCTATTTTATCAGGGGCATAATCTTCAATAAGGATAGAGAATTAATTGCAGCAGAAGATGCGAAACTAAATATAGGTTTCGGACATCATTTAAAAATGAATGAAAATGTGGTAAGTATTATTCCATATATAGTTATGGACAATGATACTACTGACGATTCAGATTTAAGTGAAGATAATTTTGCATCTGGAGATTACGATATAGATTCTGGAGAATATTTTTCAGATTCTGATTCTGGAGAATCTTGGAGTGACGGTTCATATGATGGAGATGCTTCAATTTTTCTATGGAATATAAAAGTAACTCCATGTGCAATGAAGTATAATAGATGTTATTTAAATAATAAGAACTTCATTGACGTTATAGTGAATAATAGGAATGGTAGATATACCACTCTACAAATAGATGAAATTTTGAGAAGATATTTTATACCATACAATACAGCATTTAAAGTAACTCATTTAGGTGATCTTGGAGATTTGAATCCAGAAGGAAGCTTTATTTTAATGGAAGATGGTAATTATGTATTGCAAGAAGATGAGAATAAGATATTTATAGAATAATGGCAAATCAAAAAATATCTCAATTTCTTGATCACGATCCCATTCTTGGTAGTGAATTCATTCCAATAGTTCAACCCGCTATTGATCCAAGAGGTAATCGTAAGATAACTATTGATGATCTAATGTTATTTGCACCTATACAAAGTGTTAATGGACAGGTGGGGAATGTTATTTTAGATGCAGGAGATATTGGAGCCTTAGCTCCTGGTGATAATATTTCAACATTAATAAATGATGTTGGGTACATCACTTCAGTACCCACATACACAGCCTCCAACGGTATCACCAAAGTAGGCAATGATTTTCAGTGGGGAGGAACATTACAGAGTAACACAACGGTATTGCCCACTACCGATAACGTTGAAACTATAACGTTTGGAAGTGCTATAAAAAAATTACCTATAACTCATTATGGTGATATGACAATGGGTGATGCAGCAAATCCTTCATTCCTAACTGTTAATGGAGGAATGCAAATTATTAATGCACCATCCCCAACTTTTTCCTTTGTTGCTGATTTTATAAATAATTTTTCTGTACTCATACAAGACACAGACCCATTGAATCAGATTGATGCTGGTCAAACATTTTCTAGTACAGAATACAGAAACTTTTTTAGATCAAACAATGATGTTAATTATTCTGCTTTTAAATTTGCCAATTCAATAAATGGATATTTAAAAATAGGTCGAGTTCCTAACGCTGCTTTCAGTACAACAGCGGGTTATTACCATGCTTATGAAGATACTGGTATAAAAGTAAATCTTAATGGTACTGGAGCAACGGGAGATACCTGGTATCAGGATGCCAGTGGATTTTTTACACGATTACCTAAAGGCGCAAGCGGCACACTACTAAGAGCAGGGGCAAGCGTTCCTGCGTGGTCTACACTAACCATGCCTAACACTATTTCTGCGAAAGGCATTTTCGTTGCTAATTCTGCCAACACTCTAACAGAGGTAGTTCCAGCAGCAGGTCAATCCATAAGGATTAACGCAGGTAATACAGCATGGGAGGCTTTTATTCCCGGTGATGTTGTTGCTGCTAATGCTCAGGACATTCTTGGGCAAAAAACTTTTGCTAATACTGGAATAAGTATTTACAATCCATCACAAACATTTAAATATCGTTTTACAACTTCTGCAATACTTAGTCATTGGGATGTTACATTACCACTACTACTATCAAGCGATGTTTTTGTTTTTCAGGATCATATTCAATCATTAACGAATAAGACGCTAGGAGCAGGAACGGTATTTAGTAATAGCCCAACTATAAACACTGGAGTCAAATTTACATTTAATGGAGACGCTATTGTAGCTGGTGCTAATTTAGGAGCACTATCTTCTGATCCTTCTGCTCCAACAAATGGAGATGTTTATTATAATAGCACAACCTTAGATTTACGTAGTCATATTAATGGACAGTGGGTAAATATAACAAGACCAGAATTGGTTACTGATTCTGCTGTTACAAGAACCATAACTGAAGCAGATAGAAATAAAATAATCAGATTTACTAATGCTGGGGCTAT